CCTTTAACTGATTTGTCCAATTCACCTTCAAGTGATATTTTTCCATTTCTGACATCATCGATATATGATGTGGCAGCATTCCATCCTGATTCCAAAGAACTGCCGGCATTACTAACGGCACCAAGCAATTTATCTTTGCCTTTAATAAAACTACTTTTTACACTTTCATATGTTGCTGGAGTTATTTCATTAACGTTAAATACAACAACATGACCTCTTGTAGATGTCTGTAAATCTCTAGGGTATTGTAGATCGGTTCGACCAAATTTATTTCCAAATAAGGTACCCAAAGGACCCTCAACTAAGGCTCCAGGTATAGAAACTCCACCTATGGAATTTGGTATGGAAATGATGGCCATCGGATCCTCTATGAAAAAAAGTTATACATAGTATTTATATGGCTTATAATGGACGTTTCACACCTTCTAATCCTCAAAAATACGTTGGGGATCCTAATAACATCATTTATCGCTCTTCGTGGGAGTGTAAGATGATGAATTGGCTCGACAAAAATTCAGATATTATATCGTGGGCATCAGAAGAATTGATCATTCCCTACAAATCTCCAAAAGATGGCCTGTGGCACCGTTACTTTCCAGACTTTTTGGTTAAAGTTCGAACAAAGAGTGGTATCTTAAAAACCATGTTACTTGAAGTTAAACCTAAAAAACAAACAATAACACCTGAACCTAAAAAAAGATTAACAAAACAACACATAAATGAAGTGGTAACTTATGGTATCAATCAAGCTAAATGGAAAGCAGCAACAGAATATTGTTTAGACCGTGGCTGGGAGTTTAAGCTTATAACGGAAGATCATCTAGGACTATAGACTAAATAATACAATGGGATCTAAACTTACACAACTAGCCAAAGAAAGAACATCTGCTCAATTACAAGTAATGAGCCGTGATTCTCTTAAATGGTTAACCATGAAGATTGCTGAATTAAGAAATCCTTCTGGAATAGCCTCGATAATCAATAACGAAGCTTTTAGAAAAAGAAATCGTTTTGTAACTGGTGGGTTATATTACTTTTATTATGATCCCAAAACAAAAAAAGACATACCATATTATGACCGTTTTCCTTTGGTTTTAGTGTTAGAACGATATGAAGATGGTTTTCTTGGTTTGAACCTACATTATCTACCGGTAAAATACCGAATTACACTTTTGGATAAATTGATGGATTACGCCATCCTTGACGGCAATAATGACATTATGCGTATGAGAGTCAGCTACGATATTTTAAACGCCTCCAAGCGTTATAGAGAGTTTCGGCCATGTTTGAAGAAGTATTTGTATGGTCACATTCAGTCAAAAATACTTGCCGTACAGTCAAATGAGTGGGATATTGCGGCATACTTGCCAATTCAACAGTTTAAAAAGGCTTCGGTAAATGAAGTTTGGCAAGATTCATTAGAAGAAATAAGGAAGAGTTAAATGCCAGGTACCATCAACGATTTTAAATCCAGTTTCACAAAAGACCTAGCGAGAGCGAATAGGTTTGATGTAAACATTCCTATTCCTTTAACTTTGATACCATACATCAAATCGGCTAGAAATTTAGTATATCGCTGTGAGAATGCCAATTTACCTGGTAGAAGTTTAATGACCTTAGAACAAAAAATTGGATCAAATCCTGTTGAAAAGTATCCATATCTAACTGGATACAATGATATCGATTTGACTTTTATTGTCGATGGTGACATGCAACAAAAAATATTCTTTGATGCTTGGATGAATTTTATTAACCCAACATACAATTATAATTTTAGGTACAAGGGTGATTATTCCACCACAATACAGATTAATCAATATGATGTAGAAAACAAAGTATCATATTCTGTTAATTTGTTCGATGCGTTCCCAATCTCAATGAACCAATTAGATTTAGATTGGTCATCAGATAACCCACATAAACTTTCAGTAACTTTTGCATACACCCGCTGGAATAACAATTCTTTACAATCATTTGGTATGGAATTGGTAGATGCTGGTCTGGCCAACTTCTCAGATGTTGTTGGTGGATTAGGTGGAAATGCTCAAGGTGCTGTGAGTGCTGCTGGACAATCAGTCGTGAATAATATACAACGTAGCATTTTTAAGTGATTTTATTAAGGAGATAAATTATGGCTTTACCAAAACTTGACGTGCCAACATATGAAATAGAATTGCCATTATCAAAAAAGAAAATTAAATACAGACCATTTTTAGTTAAAGAACAAAGAAATCTATTAATGGCCATTGAATCTAATGAAACTTCCACGATTCACCAAAACGTAAAAGATATTCTTTATAATTGTACATTGACAGAAGGTGTCGATATTGAAAAATTGCCAATTATAGATGTTGAATATTATTTTGTCAACCTTCGTGCCAAGTCAGTAGGTGAGATTGTTGAATCAAAATACAAATGCAATAATGAAGTGGATGGTAAAATGTGTGGCAATTTAATGGAAAAAGATATCAATCTACTTGATTTAAAAGTTCAAAGAGATGAAACCATTTCAGATGAAATTAAATTGACCGATACAATTTCTATTAAATTAAAGTATCCAGAATTCAGTATCGTACAAGATTCCATCAAATACGAAAATATTACAGAAACCACCTTCAATATGATTGCCAATTCAATTGAATATATTTACGATGGTGAACAATTTTATTACGGAAACGAAGCTCAACCAGGTGAAATGTTAGAATTTGTTGAAGGCATGAATCAGGCTCAGTTTGCTAAGGTAGAAGAATTTTTTAATAATTTACCAAAACTAAAAGAAATAATTGAAATTGATTGCTCAAAGTGTGGGTTTCATCATAAGATAGATGTGGAAGGCCTTGAAAGTTTTTTCGGCTAATTTTTCGTCATGACAATCTGAGTAATTATTACAAGACAAACTTTTCATTGATACAACACCACAAATATAGTTTGTCAGAGCTTGAAAATATGATGCCTTGGGAACGTGACATTTACGTTTCTATGTTGATTGCGTATATTGAAGAAGAAAACCAAAAGATACGAGAGAAACAAAGAAAATAGTAAATGGACTATTACAAAGCTAAAGACATCAGAAAACAAGGTTTAATATCTTTGATGGCCGAAAGGTTATCATCTGGCGTTGGCACGGGTTCTGCCATTGCTGGATCAATTAGTGATAAAACAAAAGCCACCTTTACTGGAATTAAACAACGATTCGATCCTCTAAACATTGCCAGAGTTGTAACTGGCGGTTCTAAATTTGCTCCCGCTTTACTTGGTGCTCTAACAGGAAGAAGTAAACGAGATATTGGTTTCTTTACTGGCAAGAAAAAACGTGAATTTGCAAATCTAAAAAATTCTCCAGTTCAAAATTCTAGCCAGTTTGCTCAATATCTTGGCCAAATTTATAATTTATTAATGAAAATTGAAAATGACAGAAAATTGGAATTGGACGAAAGGCAAAGACAAAAAGAAGAAAGTGAGTTTGAAGAAGATCGCAGAAATCAAGCTTTGATTGAAGCATTGACTGCAAGAAAAAAACCAAAAGTAACAAGAAAACAAACAAAAAAATTAGATGATGCCAATAAAAAAGTTGGCCAAGAAAAAAAGAAAACGGATCAATTAGGTAAACCAAAAGAAGAACCAGTTACACCACCTAAAGAAGTAACTAAACCAACAGTACCCGCACCACAACCAACTCCTACTGCACCAGCACCTACACCCAAGCCAACACCAACAGCAAAACCTCCTGTTGCGCCAGCGCCTAAACCGCCCACGGCAGGTAAGATTGGTGGAGTAGCGATATTGGCCGGCGGTGCAATTGCTGGTACTGCCGCTTTAATTGGTAAAGAATCTCTTGCGGCCAATATTTCGAAATATGAAAGTGGTAAAGCAGGTTATAATGCTTACAATAAAGGTACAGTAGGTAACAGAATGATACCTTCGGATAAACCAATTGATTTCAGTAAAATGACCATCTCTGAATTTTTAAGACGGGGTGAATTAAAACAAGGTGATCCGGACAGGCTTTTTGCTGTTGGTAAATATCAAATAATTCCAACAACAATGAAAGATTTAATTAAACAATTAAAAATAGATCCCGATACAACATATTTGGATCCAGCCACTCAAGATTTACTTTTTACCAATGGTCTTGTTGGCCAAAGAAGAAAAAAAGTAGATGCATATGTGAAAGGCCAAAGTGATGACCGTGATGGTGCTATATTAGAATTGGCTAAAGAGTTTGCTTCGGTTGGCATACCCTATGACATGGATGTTGGTAAGAAAAAATTAAGAAAAGGTGATTCTTATTACTCTGGCATAGGCGGTAACGTAGCACACAATTCACCAGAACAGGTGGGTGCTGCATTAGATGCTGATAGATTAAAAAATATGCAAGGTAATAAATCAAGTGCTGTACCATCTGTACCAACTGGTAATAAAATTGACTCCGACACAAAAGAAAACATGGGATTAAAAAAATCAATGCAACAATCTCCAGTGGTCAACAAAAGT